TTACTAAATCATGTTCCATTCCATAAGCAGTTGTTGTATCATATTCCCAAGCACCTCTCCAAAATACACCGAAATCCCCTGTATTTGTGGAATTTATGGTTTCAAAATGCATTGTATCTCCACCAAGCCAAAGTGTATGCACATATGGGTCTGGGTTATTATGTTGTACCCAAGAAGGAATATCCCCAGATTCTCTAACAAAATATGTATCACCATCGCTCCATATATCCGTATAAACAGTATAGTCTCCTGTAAATCCATGAGAATCTATTATTGCATCAACAAAATAAGTATAAACATTTGTATAATTATAAAAAGGATAGGGTGTTCCAAAAGATATAGGATAAGCACCAATCCAATAATAATGTCCTAATCCTTCCCCAGTATTAATATTTTCATAGGCTAAAGAAATACCTGGTTCATGGTAATTATAATACTCCTCTGCGGGAGTTATGAAAGAAAATTGATACCACCCACCAGGAGGAAATGGAAGCGTTGGACTTAATGTAGTAGTATTTACTTCCCCTGTATGTTTTTCTACACTTGTCATGTATAATGTAACAGCATCTTCATTCCACCCCCCTCCCTGTAAATAACCTTTTATTCCATCTGATTTATATGCTCCAAAAATCATATGGTGACTAGAATCATAACCAAAAATGATATATGTCCCTGTTGGATATATTTCAGAATTTTTATATATAACATCACCAGTTAAACAATCCACTACTCCTAACCAGACAGGCCCATCATAATTATGTTGTGTTGTTCCCATAGCTGCTGCATAACGACCCCCAGAGTATCTTATATCTGTCTGAGGCCCATAGTCATTAAATGACCAATATCTTGATATTTGCTCACTTTTAAATTCTGTAAAATCTGCATATCCAGTAGATTCATTTATAGTAATAAGAAATGAATATGCATAATTTCCTTCGGCGTAATCTAAATAATCAGTACCTAATGAAGTTCCTCTAAAAGTATTTTCATCTATTTTATAAAATGCGGTAGGTGCTGGTAGATAATAACCATTATCATTTAATGGGTATGTATGTGATGTATACCAATTTGATGTTCCACTAGCTACATGAAAAACATATTTATAAAGTTTATCACCAGAAACAGGATATACTTGAATTCCATATGCTCTACCATCATATTCCATATCATCTTCTAATATAACTCCTCCCTGCATTCCTATAGGAACAGATAGTAATTTATAACCATGACTATATGGCATTATATTTACATTTGAAGATTCTTGTTCCACTACTATTCCAGAAGTTGGAGGAGGTTGAGAAACTATTCCTGTTGGACTACTTCCATCAGGTTGATATATAAAAGTTCCATAATCAAATTCTGGCATATGCCCACTATAAGTAGGCCCCATTTCCATCATAACTTTTTGGGCATTATATACAGAAATAAGATTAGTCCCATCCCAATTTGTATCCATATCAATTACTGCAATATCATAAGGATTTGGATATGAAACTCCAGATGGTATTATTATTGGATGTCCAGATGTTATTATAATTTGTTGAGTATAAACTGGAACTCTGTCTACAGTAATCCCTTGTACCCAAGATAGATTACCTGATGCTGGAAATAAATTAGCACTTCCAGATGGTAATGGCATACCACTGGGATTAGGAATAGTAAAAGCAGCCGTAATTAGTCCAGCTACTCCATAAGTTCTATCAATTGAAAGTGCCTCAGCAGTAATTCCAGAGGAAAGTATAACTGGGCCCCCACTTGCTGTATAATCTGTAAAACTACCTGGATTATATTTTGACCATGCTCCCATAGATGTATGTCTTACATATAAATTAGCATTATCATAGACCTGACCATATCTACCCCAAGCAGCAGCTGGTGAACCTATAGCTCCAAGTAGTCCATCATAAGCAGATAAATCTTTAATATTTAAATCAGTAATTCCAGTAGAATAATTATACCAAGTACTTTGTGTAATCCATTTTCTCCAAACTCCTGTTCCCATTGTTCCAATATAAACCCAATCATTCCAATTAACATAACCAAATAATCTGGGGCATCTTTTATCTAATATATAAGTAGAAGTAAATCCCCCTGAGGATAAATTCACAGAAAAATGAGATACTATTCCAGATATAGTTAAAGTATTGCTAATACCTGTAATAGTAGAACCTAGTACTACTTCTGAATATGAACCTGGTACTTTTAAATTTTTTTCTGGGATAGTTTGAGAAAATTCTTTTAAGATTATATTTGCTAATGAAGCAGCAATTCCAAAAGATTTTATAAGTCCATTTGCATAAACAATTGTTCTATAATCATTCCCTGGTCTATTCCAAGAAGTAGTTGTAGATGTATCTGCATATACCCAAGAATATGTATCTGGGTCTCCTGCACCCCATACAACCGCTCTGTTTCTTAACATCTTGTCGTTTTTTACATAACCAATTTCTAAAATTTCATTACCAACAAATGTTCTAACTGGAGTTGAACTGGCGTTTAGTTTTCCTATTTGACAAACATTGTCTGCATCAAAATAAAAATACCATCCACACATTTGTAATAATTGTAGGACGGCATCATAAGAAGAAGTCATACCTAATGTAGTATTTTCAGATAATTCACTACCAGAACCACTTACATTAAAATTATAAGAAACTCCAGCTTCTCCTAAAAATTTTTGTATCCAATATTTAGCTGTAGATGGATAAGTTATTGTATATTGTTCATCAATAAAATAATCAGTTAATCTTTTAGAATCATCTTGGCATGAAACTACATATATTCCACCAGGAACCTGTTCCTCAGCAGAAAATATATTATATGTTCCCATTTTACTTCCATTTTCATAAACAATAATAGTATTCCAAGGAGAAAATCCTCTAGCAGTTTTAGCTTCAACTGTCATATCAAGTGTACCTTGCCCAGTACAAATATCTGCTTCTCTTACATATTCTGCTATGCTATGGGTAATATCCGAACCATTCCAAGTAATTTGTACATTCATTATACTCTCAACTCCATATTGGTAGTATATCCACCTTCTCCCCACCTGTGTTCACAAGTATAAATATACCAATCTCCAGATACACCTGTATGGGTATCATTAACTGTAACAACTTGTCTAGCATGTAAACTGGGGTCTCCTAATATTTCTACTGAAATTTCCTCAGTTAATCTATTTAATTTATCTAGATTATAATCACAAGATGCTTGAGCCATTCCTTGGTCATCAATCCAAGGGCTAGCTACTACTACTGATTTTCTAAATCCTGCAGGTAAGTAAGGACTTTCTGCCTCTGCTACTGCTGTAATTCCCTCTGCTCCATAAACTACAATTCTATTTCTTAAATCTCTATCAGAAATCCTATGTATTATTTTAAGAATACCACTTAATGTTTTTACTGGAGTATCACTACCCATTACATAAGGTCGTCTATCTTGAAAATGTGCAGTTCCACTATAATCACACCAAACTGCATAAGCTAAAATATCTGCAATAGTTTTACTCATATCAAATGCAGAAATAAGATTTACTTCTACATCTCTGGTGATACCAAAAGAGAAATAAGTAGTATCATGTATATAACTATTTATTTGCGCCATCCCTAATAAGTCTTCTACTAAATCTTCAGCAGAAATATTTCTAGCTTTATAACATGTATCTGGTGTATTTGAAGCAATAAAAAAGTCCATAGCTTTTATCATCTCATCATTACATGTAATAATATAAGTATCATCTGGAATTGATAATTCTATTTGTTTTATCCAACCAGAAAATATTGATGGAGAATTTCCACCATATCCTAAAGTAGCGGAAATAGCATTTCCCATTTCTAATGAAGTATTTTTAGTATTTATAATTAAACTAGCACTTGGAGTATTATGAGATTCACTAACAGTCATAGAAGTTATTTGTGAACAGTTAGTAGCAGTTCCATGTAATTGACTCATGCTTCACTTAGTTCCATTCCCACTTTAAATACATAATCTGTTCTAGATTTATCTTCTCTAAAACTTTGAGCGTATGAAGTCATCCATTGAACAGTAAGTTTTTCTAGATAGCAACTTTTAGAGAATCCACCAGGGCCTGCTAGTGTATATGCAGTTCCTGTATTAGCTAATGCTTTGAGTGCACTTATATCTCCTGACCCAACCACAAAACATTGAAGTGGGAAAGTATCATTTATATATCCAAAAGTTTGATAAACAGTCCCCTCATCTATTGGTTGTAGTTTAGCTATGATTTGTTCACTATTCTCTTTCAAATCTACTACTGTTATTTGTATATTATTAAAAGTCCATAAAGTTGCCATTATGCGATTACACTCCTACTTGTTGATGTGGTCATTCCTGTTCCAAATCTTAACAAGTCTTCATATAAGTAAGGTTTAATAATTGTTGCTAATGTTCTACCATCTACAGTTAATACTATATTTGAATCTACAGATAAGTTTAAGGCAGCAGTTATTGGTCTTTGGTCTGGTTGCTGCGTTACTGTTGTTGCAGAAGCGGGTGTTGTTAACTGTTGTTGACTGAACCAATTTGTCATTGAAGTGGGTAATTTAATCTCAGGAATTGTTGAGGTTAGTGGAGGTACGGGGGTTGCATTTTGTGATTCTTCCCCTATTCCAAAAGGATGAGAATTGGAAATTGTATTTACTAGTCCACCAAGTAGTGTTTCAAGACTTGTAGTAAGACCTGTTATAAATGTTCCAACTGTTGCACCAAAATTTTCTATTGCGTTAGGTACTTGTGGAACAGGTTGATTTTCTGGAGCTGTAAATTCCTTCATTAAACCTGCTGGAGCACCTGGAATAGTTTCCCACCAATTACTTGATGGAGGTGTAGGAGTAGCATTAGGGACTGGTGTAGACAGTCCAGGTGCACCAGGTACAGTAGAAAACCAATTTTTAAATTTATCAGTAGGAATTGTAGGAGTTGTTTTATATGCACCTTCTCCAGCATTTCTAGCTATCATTTGTTCTCTATGTAGTGCCTTGGCTTCTTCATTTACAGTAGTAGTATCTTTAGGAGCAGTATTTTGGGCAATTTGCATTAGCCATTTAACTAGTTCTGAAATACCAGACCCAAATCCACCACCTCCAGCCATTTCAGTAACAGTTGCTTTACTCATTTCATAAGCAGTAACTGGTACATAGAATGTAGCACCAGATGGAAGATTATACATTCCTTGTAATCCTTTATCTTTTTCTACATCTATCAAGTCTTTCATTAACATGTTCAAGATACTCATATCAACATGTTGTACATCAAACCAACCACCTTGTCCCATAAATGCTGTAGTTTCTTCAGTAGGTTGCCAATTTTCAACACCTTTAGATTTCATTAATGCTTGGATAGCAGCTACCATTTGTGGGTATTGTTGCATCATTGTATCCCACTGTGGCTTAGAAACATTTTCCATTTGTTGAAGTTGTGGCATTTGTGCTTCAACTTGGAGAGGAGGAAGAACAAATTTTGATGGAACATTACTCTTGATGTTTTCTATGATTTTATTATTTGCTTCATACATCATTTCGCTTTGTTTTGATATGTATGCTTCTACATCATCTGGGTTCATTCCAGAATCTATTAAGAATTGTTTCCAAGCCTCTCTTCCAGCTATAATTGCTTCTTGTAATTGCTTAGGAGTTATATTTTCTGGAATTTCTACTGTAGGCATTAATGACTCTTCTGCTCTTCTACCTGCACCAGCAGTAGTATAAACTGTAAATAATTGTGATAAAAGACTCCCCACTGATTTTAATTTAGTCCCGTAATCATCTAATAATTTTTGTTGGTCTACAGTAACAGGGCCTTCTTGAGCAGCAATAAATTCATTCAACATTCGTATATCATCTATTGCATCAAAAAGTTCAGTATAACTTGAAGTTATGGCACCTGCTTCTTCTGCACTCAGTCCAGCAGCAAATTTAACTGCAGCTTCAGGCCCCATAGCTTCATATCCTGGTACTGGTACTACTTCTTTTGCTCCTCCTTTTTCCTTTACCCCAAGTGTTATTGGTGTTGCTAATTGTTGTTGTGATTCTATTACTCTAGCAGAAATACTTGCTAGTTTTTCTGATGCAGTTTGAGCCTCTAATAGATTTGCTGTAGCACCTGTAACACCATTAGAAATATCTGCTAGGGCTTTATCCATGATTTCTATAGATGCTGAAGTAGCATATGCAGTTACATTTCCAACTTCCTGTTCTATTTGGGTCATAATAGGAGACATTGGGATATCTCCACCCATATTCCCCCCTCTTACTTGCTCTTCTGTCCAACGTTTAAGCATCTCTACAAATATTTCATGGGCTTCATCAGTAATTCCAAAACTTTTATAATTTTCTGCTGCACCCATAGCCATCATCCATGCTTCTCTAGGAATTGCTTCTTTCCCAGTTCCTTCTGTTCCCGTAAGCATTTTATTGACATATGTAGCATTTTTTGAAGACCAGCCTAATGCACTCGCTATACTACTTGCTAAAGATAAAGCACCAGAAATAATATTTGGTTGTGTAGTTAATTTTGCTGTAGCTTGAGTATTTAATAATTTTATAAAATCTTCATTAGTTGGGACTTCTCCAGGTTTTTGTAATGGATTTTCTCCCATAACTCCAGCAGCATATTTAGTTATTCCCTCTGCAATATTACCTTCAAAAGTTATGAATTTATCATAAAATCCTTGTGCTATGGTAGCACCAACTATAGCCCACATTGTACTTCCAGTTAATACTCCAAAAAGTGCTGCACCTACAGTACCAGATATTGCTCTAGGAAGTGCTTCTTCTAATGGCTTACCAATATTAGATGCTGCTACAACAAAAGCAGGGCCTAATATTCCTGCTAGATTAAGTTTACCTAATCCTGCTGGTAATCCTGCTGCAGTTTCTGTACTTATAGCACCACGTTTTGCTGCCATTTGTGAGAATGGCATATTCATCATAGCAAACATTGGAGGTAAGAAGTTTCCCCAAGTAGGAACAGCTCCTCCTGGTAATGACCCTTGACCACCTGTAACTGCAACTCTTTGTTGTGTTAGTTGTGCACCTATATTTAGACCTTGAAGAGCCAATAATAATTTATTACCTGTTTGTGCACCAGCTAAAGATGCTCCTCCTGCACCAACTCCTTCAAAAGTAGATGGAGTAAATAACTTTGCTAAACCCGTAGGAATATTTTTCCCAAGTAAACTGGCACCTACACTAGTCCCTGCAATACCTTTTGCAAGAAAAGCCATAGCCATTAATGGGGCTGCAACTCTAAGTATACTTACTAAACTTCTCATTTGTGTTACAAAGAAAGTTATTAAATCTGTACCTTTAGTTAGGAAAGCTAGAACTCCACCTTCTCCACCTAATGACAAAGCTAACATTGAAAATGCGTTATTTAGTCTAGTGGTAGCAGCATCTAATGTCCCCATTTCTAGTGCCATAGCTCTTGCAGCATCTCCACTAGCTGATTCTGATACAGTAATCAATTGCATAACTACATCTAAGTTTTTAACAAGGGCAGATAATTGTGCACCTCTTCTTGCACCAGCACCACCAGCTTGAGTTAATGCACCCATAGCTTTTTCATCTAGAACTCCAGTTTGAGACATCATCTTCATTTCTTTCAAGATGTCCATTAAATCTCTGAAATCACCAGATAAAGTTTTAGTAGCAATACCATACTCAGCAAAAGATTGTTGAGCTTTATCTGTCTGCATAGCAGCGATAATACCTCTGATAGAGTTACCTAATTCATCAGCAGATAGATTAGTAGATTGTGCAAGAGCACCAACCAAAGCATTTAGTTCATTATAATTTAATCCTGCTTCTTGAGCAGCACTACCTACAATAGTAAATGATGTAGCCATTTGACCAACAGATACATTAGCCTTTTTACTTACTGCTACCCAAGAGTCTAATAAAGCAGTTCCTTGTGTTAGCCCCATCCCTAATTGACTTAGAGTTCCTACCAAAGTATCTAGTGCTTGCTTTTGGTCGGTACCCGCTAATTTAGAAAGAACCATTGAATCTTTTAGTAATGTTTGTGTAGCTATAGTTCGTTGTACTTCATTACCAGCACTAGAAGCAGCGGCAGCAGCCAAAGCATATCCTTCTACAACACCTTCCAAACCAGAACTAGTTTGATTAGCTATATCAGCAGATGCTTCAAGAACAGTGTTCATTTCTGTATTAGAGTTATTCAAAACGATTTGAACATCAACTAAATCTAACTGGATTTTCTTCATTTCCTCCATCATTTCACCTAATTTTCTAATAGGCGTATAGATGGCAGTAATAGCAATTGTCCACTTCAAAACTTCTACAACATCCCGCATAATAGCACTACCAAAACTTCTGAATCTCTTTTGGGTATCTTGTAGAACATTTCCATTTCTGTCTAAGTGTGCAGTTAGATTTTGAATAACATTTCCAGCACCTTTAGCTTCAACACCTACAGTGGTAATTCCCGTAGACATTTCAGTAGTAGCAGAAGTTACTCTACCATATGTCATTCCCAAACCAGATAAACTTGTTTCTAGATTTTTTGCAGCTTGAGCAGATAGACCATACCCTTGAAATAATTCCTTATTTAAGTCTACAGAACCTTTAAGTATATCTTGTGCTCTTTGGCTAACTGCTGGGTCTACTGCAGTTTTGTCTGCTGAAGGAGGCACAACAATATGTTCAGTACCTACTTGTGGAGTTTCTATAGTAGCGGCGGCTGTTTGTAATCTTTCATTAATGGCAGTATCAATATCTCTTAGTCCTGACATTAATTGTGGAGCACCAACAGGGGCAGGTCGTTGGTTTCTAAAATATTGGCTAATTTCATCATTAGTTGATGTTGTGACGGCAGGAAGTAATTTAGGAGGCTCTTGGATTTGCCCAACAGGAAGTTGTAGAGGAATATTTCCAGGAGGAAGTTGTGGATTATTATAACGAGGAGGATATACTGGTGGCTGATTTGTAAGTTCTTCCCCCGCTCCCATAGCCATGTACCCAGGAGGAAGCATTTGCTGTCCAGGAATCATTCCACTTGGGAGTCTATTCATTGTAGCTCTACCCAATAGGCTACTTATAACTTTAGCTCTAAGTTCTTCTATTCTATTAGCAAATTCTAAATTTCTTTTCCAAATTTGTTCAGTAGCCCGCATTTCCTCATTAGCTTGTTCTGCTAGACGTTTGGCTTGTTGAATAATAGCTTGTTGTTTTTGCTGTTCTCCAACATTACCAGAAGTTATAGCCATATTTAATCTTCTTGTTGCTACACCTGCTTTACTAAGAGAAGACATCTTCTCTTGCATAGCAATAGTTTCTTGTATTTTACCAAGAAGTTGGGCAAATGATGTTGTTAATGAATTTACTGTAGCAGCATCACCTCCCAAAGATTTAATCTGTCTGCTAAAGTTCGCGATAAGAAGTGCAGATTCTCTGATACTACCTAGGTTCACACCTACAAATCTATTTAGAAACTTTTCAGTTTCTTGTAAACTTGCTCCAGCAGCACCAGAGGCTTTTGCTATTTCGTTTAGAGCTTTTATCAGTTGTTCAGTTCTTACTATAATTTCATTTGATGGCATATTATTCTATCTCTTCATCACTTATATCTAATAGGATTTCATCTGGTCTTCTATCACTTTTGAATACTTTATCAAACCAATTGTCTATATCACGATTATCTCCGTACCAAATCATAGAATCAGGCGGTCTTTTTTCTTTAGGTAATTCATTGAAAGAATCTAATTGTGCTCTCTTTCTTATTACATAAGAAATAGTCCAAGGTAATTCATCTGCGGGCGGTAGGTCTATATGCAACGGCAGCCCACTGGCTTTTGTTGTAGACCAAACAGAAGCCATTCCGTTGCTTCTGGCTATTTTTTTAGTATATCTATTCCTAGTTCTAAATTACGATATTCTTTCTTTAACATATCTTTTAAAGATGGATGAACATTTTCATAACTCTCAAAGTTCTTAAATGCTTGAGTTTTGAATTTATCATCTTTGAATGTTGCAAAATAAATACACATGTCATAGAAACCATTATTCATTTCATCTTGGCAAAGTCTATTTATTACTTCATTCTCATAAATTTTGTATAGTTCTACTATACTCTTTCCTTCTACTAGAGCTAAATCAGCTTTTCTTAATTTATCAGCTTCTTCTTCTACTGCTTTTTTAAATCTTTCTGCATAGTCATCAACTTTAGTTTGATGTTCTTCCCATTTTTCTAACTCATCATCAGCAGGTTCTTTTGGTTCTGGTACATCTACATTCTTTATAGCTTGTTGATAAATATCTGAAATTCTTAATAACTCTATTGATTTTACAAGTATTTCGGGGTCAGTAAAATCTTCCAATTCTGCTAGTAAAGATATTCTTTCATTACTATCTTTAGTCTTTAGTTTCTTTCTTAAATCAGCAGATTTTCTATACGCATTTGCTCTAGCTCTGCCTAAATCTGCATCACCTAGCAACCTCATATAGAACTTAACTTTCATTCCAGAGTGAACATCCTCTAGTTCTACTTCTTTATTCCACTTAAAAAGCTGTGAAATATCTACATCATTTTTATCTACATCTCTAATTTTTTCTGCCATTTTCCACTCCTATAAAAAGAAAAGGAACTATACTAGATTTTATTCTATTATAGTCCCTTTTTAACCTTTTACTATAAATTTATTTGTTAGTTATTAAAATATGCCTGAGCCTTGGTAAATTATGATTTGCCCAGTAGTAGATTTAAAGTCAAACGTTTGTTGAGCGTTTTGGTTTACATTTGAAGTAAATCCTTCATTAGTTACTGAAATTGAAGGCATATACAAAGTCTTCAAAATCTCATATGGTAAAACTTTATCTGCTGGATTTTGTAGTTTAACAATTAATGAAATACCACTAGCTGTAAATTCTGATACACCAAACTCAGTTACACCAGAAGGATTAATTTGTCCAGTTGTCAACAGAGCAATTAATTCTGTATCAGTATCTAACACAGTAATTGTTCCAGTAACTGCTGGAATTTGCATTTGATAACCAACCAACTCACGATTTCCCATTTCTTTTACTGCTTCAGGGTTGAACGTACCATTCATTGTTACTGATTGAACTCTTTCGATTCCACCAGCACCAATTACTACAGGAACATCCATACCTCTAATAGCAGCAGGCATTGTGTTGTCTGTTGAGTCTACCCAAGCATTACCAGCCATGACAGCTTGATATATTGCAATCAATTGACTTGTTCTGGTATCACCAGTAGTAAGTGTGGTTGTAGAAATTGAGTACTCTCCTGTACCAGGTGTAGCTGCAACTTCTGTTAGGTAAACACCATCAAGAATTACTGATAATGCTTTATCACCACTCTTAAGAGTAACTGGTGTATAGGTTAGTGTGAATGAAGTAGTCCCAGTATCAAACTTTTGGGCTACAACATCATTCTTGAACCATCTTTTCTTAGTACCAATCAATGTATACTCTTCGGTTGATTCTCCATCTACCGTATAGGTAAATGTAAAATCTCTAACTACACAACGTCTAGCGTGTGCCATTTTTACATAGTCTTCAACTGTGTCGCTCTTGATATTAACAATAACGTCTACATCTTTCAACTCAGTAATACTGACTCCACTTGCTGGATAAGAAGATGCTGTTGTCCCAGTTAGAACTGAGAACAATTTGATTCCTACATCCATAGCTTGGAAGGTAACAGTGATTGCAGGAATGTCTTCGACAGTTCCAGCATGTAATCTGTTACCAAGTTCATCAATAT